TATACTACGCATGAAGAATTATTAAATAATTATTTCACAGAAAGAGGTTTTAAACAAAATGGAAAATAAATTACATTGTTCTGAGTGTGGGACAGTTATAGAAAATGATTATTTCAAATGTTTAGATAACTTATTACAAGTTAAATTCTTTGACACAGAAGAAGAAAATTGTTTTTGTTCTCAAGAGTGTTTTTGTAAGTACATGTCGTTAGAACAGATAGAAGCTGACGAAGACGAAGACGAAATTTAAGGACAAATGCGAAGGTTGCGGAAAATTTGATTTTCTTAAAGGTCATAACGGTTTATGTCTATGTGAAAATTGCATAAAAAATTATAATCCGCCTATTGAAAAGAAACCTAAAAAAATGAAACAATTAACTATATTCGATTTGGAGGTGTAACTATGGTTTGGCTAGGAATTAGTATTATATTCGCTTCAATTATTATCTACGCTGGATTACAAAACGCAGTCGAAATACTAAATAACAAAAATAAAAAATAAATAGAAACGGAGGACCTTAAAAATGGCTGAAAACTACGAAGCAGCCAACGAAGAAAAATCACAAGTCATTATTGACTACACCGAAATATCAAAACACGTCATAGATTCACTCATAAAATTAGGTGTTTTAAGAAAACCTAACTCAACGTATAAAAGTACAGAAGCTTTATTGTATAAATACAACGATTTAAAAAAATCTATTAAAGACCGTGAAGAAGAAATACAAGAAATAGCCGATTTCGGACTACGTGGAAAATCAACAAGTATTTTAAAAATGCCAGAAGGTAGCAAATCAAGCGACCGAGACATAGAACAAGAAATAATCGACGGTCTTACTAGAGACATAAAAAAGACGCAGCTCGTAATTAACCGTATTGACAGAGTCGTTGCTAAATATAAAAACGATCCATACGGAGAAATTATTAAATTAAAATATTTCGAGCAAAAGACGCAACAAGAAATAGCCGATTTCTTCGAGAAAGATCCTACTACGATATGGAGAAACACACAGAGACTTATTAACGAAATTAAGGTTTATTTCTTCCCTAATGACGTTATAGAAGAACTTAAGTCTTGACAAAATGCAATAACCCACGCAATTATGGTGTTGTTGACATAGCAATTTTTAACAATTATAATGTGTATAATATGAAATATTTGGAAAGTTGAAAAGCGCGTTTTTAAGACGTGCTTTTTTCTATGCTATTTTTGAGGTGGTTTTATGGCTAGAGATTTCGCTAAAGCGTTTTATCAGTCTACTGCATGGCGTAAGACTAGAGACTATATTTTTACTAAAGAACATGGTATCTGTCAACGTTGCCACGGACAGTATGGACCAGGCGCTATAGTACACCATAAGATATACCTAACACCTTCCAATATTCATAACCCAGCTATTACGTTGGGAGAGGACAACTTAGAGTTACTATGTAGAGTATGCCATGCTTTAGAGCATGAGTCAGAACTGCCAACAGATAAAGGCCTTATGTTCGACGACGAAGGAAACCTAGTAGAAAGGAGCGTTGCTTATGAGTATCACGATATATACTAACTATCTTGTAGTGTCTTATGACATAGACTTTCCAGGAAGCAAAGAGGAACTAGCTAAAGCTTTAGACGAAGGACCTGTCTTACTAAATGTTTATGACAAAGCCGCTCGTAAAGTTAGTGGTACTATCTTTGTTAATCCTATCAACGCTGTGCTAATTGAAATAAAAGACACCCCCCTATCATAAAAAAAGGTTGCCTTTTAATGAACCGCGCTTGAGTCCTTTCTCGAACCGCTTCGGTCGTGTGAGGGGGGTGTAGTCAAAGGTGGTGGTAAAATGGAAAAAGAAGACGTTAATTCTAAAGAATTAAAAGAAGTACCAGATTTATCTAAAGAGTTAAAAAAACTTAAAAAAATATTTAAAAATATCTCAAAAGATAAAAAGGATTTGGTACAAAAACTTATCGAAAGTGCAGCTTTTATGACTGTAGAACTTACTAAGCTAGAGAATTATATTAGCAAGTATGGAGTATCGGAAACTTACCAGAACGGAAAAGACCAATACGGAACTAAAATGTCTACAGAAGCTAGCGCTTATAACACAATGATAAAAAACTATACGTCGATCATAAAGCAATTATGTGAATTATTGCCAGAAGGTTTACCTAACACTAAGGAAGGTAACGCTTTAATGAATTTTGCTACGAAACCTAAAGGACGTTAGTGTATGAATTACATACGCGAGTATAATTCTAAAATACAGTCTGGCGAAATAAAAACAAGTCGCAGAGTTAAATCAGTTTATGCTCGATTAGTCAATGAAATGGACGACGAAAAGTCGCCTTTTTATTTTGACGAAGCAGCGGCTATGAGACCGATAGAATTTACCGAGACTTTTTGTAAACAGTCCCAGGGAGAGTTAGGCGCAGACCTTAAACTCGAGTTATTTCAGAAAGCTTATATACAAGCTTTATTCGGATTCTTAGACAAAGAGACAGGATTTCGTAGATACAACGAAACCATGTTTTTAGTTGGCCGTAAAAATGGTAAAACTACACTTTTGTCTTCTATTGCGCTTTATCTGTTAATTGCTGATTACGAAGGTGCAGCCGAGATTTACTCGGTAGCTACGAAAAAGGATCAAGCTAAAAAATGTTTAACAGAAGCAGTCAACATGGTTAAGCAAAGTCCAGAGTTAAGAGCCGTATTAAAAAAACGTAGAAATGATTTATACTTTGGTGCTACTTCTTCTATCTTCGAAGCTTTAGCGTCAGACTCTAATACGTTAGACGGTCTTAATAGCCACGCGGTTATTATAGACGAATTACACGCTATCAAAGATAGAAATTTGTACGAAGTTATGAAGCAGTCTATGTCAGCACGTAGACAACCGTTACTTGTAATGATTACTACTGCTGGTACTGTTCGTGAGTGTATCTTCGACGACAAATACGAGTATGCTTGTAGAATTGCCGACGGAGAAATCACAGACGACCACTTTCTACCTATTCTCTACGAGTTAGATAATCGCAGCGAGTGGACGGATCCAGCATGTTGGGCTAAAGCTAATCCAGGATTAGGAACAATTAAAAGTTATAGTACGTTATCGAGATTTGTAGAAACTGCAAAAAATGATCCGAAAGAATTACCAGGTGTTTTATGTAAAGACTTTAATATTCGTGAAAATGATAGCAACGCGTGGTTAAGTTTTGAGGAGATAAATAATACTGAGACTTTTAATATAGACGATTTAAAAAATACATACGCTATCGGTGGCTGCGACTTATCAGCTACTACCGATTTAACATGTTCTACTTTACTAATACGTAAAGCTAATGACGAGAAAGTATATGTATTACAACATTACTTTTTACCACAAGCTAAAATCGATAAGCTTGACGAAAAGAACACTCAAGAAGCTCCATACAAAATATGGCGTGATAAAGGTTTACTTACAGTATGCGAAGGAAACCGCGTTAATTATTCTCAAGTTACGGAGTGGTTTATACAAATGCAGCAAGAATATAAAATCGATCCTATCTTTGTTGGTTACGACAGAGCTTTAGCTGGTTACTGGGTAGACGAAATGCAGACGAACGGTTTTCAAATGGAAGCCGTCGCTCAAGGACCTTTTACATGGTCTCAACCTATGCGCGAAATGGGTGCAGCACTTGCAGATAAGAAAGTTAATTACAATAATAATCCTATCTTAAAGTGGTGTTTATCTAATACCGCAGTTAAAAAAAGCGGATTAAATAATATTCAACCTATCAAAATTAACGAACGTCGTAGAATTGACGGAGCCGTCTCTCTACTAAATGCTTGGGTATTATACGTCAAGTATTATGAAGATTTTATGTATAATGTGGGGTGATTAAATGAAACATAGAAGCTTATTTAAAACTATATTCGGCGATAAAGAAAAGCCGACTCAAAATGACGCTACTGGATTTAATATGTATAGTTTATTAAATTCGTTTAACTCTACTTTCTATACCAATACTGGTAACGCGTGGGACATGGACGTTGTTAGAAGTTCTGTTGACGCATATTGTAGAAATTTTGCGAAGTTAAAAGCTAAACATGTTAGAGACGGAAAAACTGGAAAATCAAAAATAGAAAGATTATTAAATTATAGACCTAATTCACAAATGGAAGCTTATAGCTTCTATTATAAAATTGCGGCTAATTTAAAATTGACAAATAATGCTTTCATTTACCCAGAATTTTCAACGAGTGGCGAAATAGTTGCCTTCTGGCCTTTAATGTCTAATCGATTAGAATTATTAGAAAAAAGCGGACAACTATTTATAAGATTTACTTTTTATACAGGAAAACAAAAAGTCGTACCATACGACAGTATTATTCACTTAAGAGGACACTTCTACGACCACGATATTTTTGGTAGTAAAAATACTGCATTAAGACCAGCGCTAGATACTGCTAATGTTATAAATCAGGGAGTATCTAATTCTGCTAAGTTGATAAATAGTATACGTGGTATTTTATCAGCTAAAATATCACAAAAAGACGAGGATTTATCTAAAGCTAGAGATAAATTTGTTGAGAATAACTTTAGAATCTCAGCTAATGGTAGCGGTGTTATTGTTACTGATACGAAAATGGATTATACACCTATTAACGAGAAATCAGTACCTATTAACGCGGACCAATTATCATATACAAAAAATGCTATTTATGATTATTTCGGTGTAAATGAAAGTATAGTACAAAATAAATTTGACGAAAATCAATGGACCGCATTTTATGAGGGAGGTATTGAGCCAGTAGCTATACAAATGTCTCAATGCTTTACTAATGCTTTATTTACAGATAACGAGCGTAACTTTGGTAATGAGATTATGTTTGAAGCTAATAGATTACAGTATGCGTCTACTAGCACTAAGGTAACAGTAGTTAAAGAACTTTCTCCTATGGGTGTCTTAATGAAAGACGATATAAGAGAAATATTTAATATGTCGCCTTTACCTAATGGCGAAGGTAAGAAAATATTACAGTCTCTTAACTGGATCAATGCTGAAAAAGCAGACGAATATCAGTCTAATAAAAATACTACTCCGAATAATGAGCCACCTAAAGAGGAACAACCAGAAACGGAGCCAGTAAATGTGAATCCAGACGGAGATATAAAAGATAAAGCCAATGAAAATGAAGGAGGTGTCGAAAATGGCGAATAATGAAAATAAGGAAATTAAGGTTAAAAAACTTAATAGTTATATTAGTTATGAGCTCTTAAAGAAAATGAAAGAAAAAGAGCCAGATACTAAGTTTATTTTACCTAATGGAAAGGAGGCCGTTTTAAATGACAAAAAAGAACAACCTAATAAATAAATCTGGTCGCGAAATGCGAGCTTTTAGTACCTTTGAATTGAAAGAGATTCGAAGCGACGAAGGAGAAAGACAAGACTACGTTCATGGTGTCCCTGTAGTTTTTAATACCCCTACTTGTCTTTTTGAATATGAGGGAGTAAAGTTCTACGAACAAATAGACCGCCATGCGTTTGATAATTGTGATATGTCTGACGTTATATTTAATTATAATCACGGTGGACGTGTTGCTGCTAGAATTAGAAATAATACTCTAAAACTAGCTATAAATGACGTCTGTATGGAAATGGACGCATTTTTAGGGGGTACTGAATATGGTAGAAACCTTTTAGAAGATATAAGAGGTGGATACATAGATAAGATGAGTTTTGCTTTTGTAGTAGCAGAAGACGGCGAAGAATATGACGCAGCTACTCATACAAGAACAATTACTCGCATTAAGAAGCTATACGACGTATCAGCGGTAGATATACCAGCGTATGATACGACAAGTATTTCGGCTAGGGATTTCTTTACGGAGGAGTACGAAAAAGAAAAGGAAGCTTTGGGGCAAGCTCAACTACGAGAAATGTGTATAGCAAAATCTAAAATCTAAAAAAGTTCGATAAGGAGGAAAAAGAAAATGAACGAAAAAAGATTAAAAGAAATTAAAGCTAGAAAAGCAGAAATAAGAGCAGCTTTAGAAGATACTACTAAAGAAGTTGACTTAACTGCTATCAATGCTGAATTAGATACATTAAATGAAGAACAAAAATCACTAGAACAAAGAGCAGAATTAGCTAAAAGCATTGAAACTGGAGACGTTGATCCAGATAATCAAGAAGCTGCACCAGGAGAAAACGAAGACGAAGAAGAAGGAGGAAATAATAATATGGAAGAAAAAGAAAAAAGAACTTCTATGTCTAAAGAAGTTAGATCATTTTTAAAATACATGATTACTGGAGGTAAAGAAACAAGAGGCGTTACTTTAACTAACGGTCAAGCAGTAGTTCCAGAAGAATTGGACGAAGAAATCATAACAGAAATGCGCGAAGTATCAGATATAATGAACTTCATTAATTTAAAAAATGTTAGAGGTAATTTACGTGTTGGTAATTTATCAGCTATCGGAGCTAATAAAGATAAAGACGGCGACACTATCGTTGAAAATGGCGGAGTTACTGGAGACATTACATTTGGATCTTACAGAACTAGTGCTAAAATTGAATTAGGTGTTGGTTTAGACGCTGAAAGTTTAGACGCATTTAAAGAAATCGTTGTTTCAGAATTAGCTTTAGCTTTAGCATTAAAACTTGAAGCAGAAGTTATGACTGGTACAGGAAGTAATGAAGCTCAAGGTTTATTTACATTTAATTTTGCAGCAGCTCAAAAAATGTCTGTTGCTTTAGCTGAATTCGGACATACTGCTTTAGCTACTCTTAAAGGTAAAATCCGTAGAGCTTATGGTAAACGTGCTAGTTATGTAGTTAATACTGAAACTTTCCACGAACTAATCGAAGGTATGGTAGGTCAAGACGGACACCCTGTTTATAACGAAACAACAGAAATGTTATTAAAGAAACCAGTTATCATATCTGACGAAGCTCCTAAAGGAAAAATCTTATTCGGTTATGGTAAAAGATATTGGTATAACTATAACATGGCTCCACAAGTTGCTAGTTCAGAACATGAAAAATTTAGCGACGGTATGATCGTACATAGAGCTTTAGCATTTGGAGACGGTCATGTTATGGATTCTAAAGCTTTCGCTATACTAGAAGTTACTGACATTTCTGCTTAAGAGGTTAAAGCATGCTTTATACTTTAAAAGTAGTTACTCCGTTTACTGATACTTACGACGAAACTAAACATTATACTAAAAATGAAGAAATAATCGTAACAGAAGAAAGAGCTCTTGAGCTTTTTTCTTCTGATTATCATTTAGTTAAGTTTATTTCTCGTAACAGTAAACCAATATCTAAAACCGTAGATAATAAAACTGATAATAAAAAGAAAAAATAATAATAATTAAGGAGTGATATTATGGAAGAAAATAAAATCAGTACAGAGTTTTTGAAAGAAGCTCGCGGATTTCTTCGTATTGCAGCAGACGATACTGTAATAAATAATGAAATCACTACTCTTATTAAAGCTTGTCAAAAAGATTTGATAAGAAACGGTATTACTCCTACTATGGCGGCTAAGATAGAGACGGACAGTTTAATAAAAATGGCTGTCCTTCTTTACTTAAAAGCTGAGTTTGGATTAGATAATAAAAATTATGATAAGTTTAGAACGTCTTACGAGACGTTAAGGACTGAATTAGCTTTAACAGATAACTATATTAGTGAATCTACAGAAAGTGAGGCGTCTTAAAATGTGGTGTGATATTCTCTATTTACTAGAAGAAATCGAAACATTTGATAAGCTTAATCGTCCCCACCGTTCTTATAAAGAAACTAAAGTTTA